ATCGAGCGCGAAGCTAACGCTATCGCTCGTGCGACTCGTCGCGGTAAGGGTAACATCATCATCGTATCATCTGACGTAGCTTCGGCTCTTGCGATGGCTGGTGTTCTCGACTACACCCCTGCTCTTCAGGCTAACCTAAACGTAGACGACACAGGCAACACATTTGCCGGTCTTCTTCACGGTCGTGTAAAGGTTTACATCGATCCTTACTTCGGTGGTTCAGCTAACGGCGACGAACTCTGCACCGTAGGTTATAAGGGTACTTCTCCTTATGACGCTGGTCTATTCTACTGCCCATACGTACCTCTACAGATGGTACGTGCTATCGGTCAGGATAGCTTCCAGCCAAAGATCGGCTTCAAGACTCGTTACGGCATGGTTGCAAACCCATTTGCTACTACACGTGGTGACGGTACTGTTGGCGAGCGCAACACTGCTGCTGACGCTAACATCTACTATCGCATTTTCCGTATCCGCAATCTTACCTAATAATAAGCATAAAAGCGGGCAGACTAAGGCGGGAGTTTTCTCCCGCCTTTTTTATTGGATGTATAAATACCGAAGATATACCAAAAAGGCAATAGATTAATGACTACTTCAGCTTTGGTTACACCTGAAAACACTAGTATACTTCAAGCGAACAAGTTTACTTTTGTTATACCGCAACTACCTTTTGCCAGATACTTCTGTCAAGATGTTGTTTTGCCTGGTGTGTCAACTACTGCAATTGAAGTACCAACACCATTCATTTCGACCTACAGACATGGCGAAAAACTAATCTATGAACAGTTTTCTATAAACGCTATTGTTGATGAAGACCTTCGTGTATGGGAAGAAACTTACAAGTGGTTAGTATCTATCACTAAACCAACTGGATATGATGATTATAAAAAGTATAATGGTGGAGAAAGAGAACTTTACTTCGACGGTATTCTTACTATCAACACAAATGCAAACCTGCCTAACATGAGATTTAAATTTAAATCTTGCCATCCCGTAGCACTAGGATCTATAGCTTTTAGCACTAAAGAAAATGCTGAAACTATTCCAACCATAGATATCACTTTTAGATATGATAGTTATGAGTTAGAACGTATTTAATACTTGACAACACTTTGATTATGTTGTAGTATTGAATATGTTTTGACTTTTGGAGTTCCTAATGAAGCCACCTGTGAATATCGATGATCTTATGGAAGAGTGGTCGAAAGATTCGAAGATTGATGAAACCGAACCAGGTCGTGAACTAGCCAAAATCCCATCTCTTCATGCCAAGTATCTACGCATTATGACCCACCACAATCTTCTCGCCAAAAAGTTCATGGCTGATTTTAACAAAGCTAAAAAGGTCAAGTGGGAGTATTACTCTGGCGATCTTAACAACCCAGAAGACTTAGAAGTTCTAGGCTTAGAGCCTTGGGTGAAGAAGACACTCAGGCAAGATATACCCATGTATATTGATTCAGACCCATTACTAAATAATATTCTTATAAAGAAGACAGTACACCAAGAAGTTGTAGACTTCTGCGGTTCTGTTTTGAAAGAACTAAACAACAGAACATGGCAGCTTAAGTCATTCATAGATTGGGAAAAATTTACAAGTGGCGGATAAGATATTAATAAGCAACATCAATGAAGTATATGTAAGAGTATCGTGTGATGAAAGTATCTCTCACGAACTTAGAGAGTTTTTTACTTTTCACGTACCAGGTTACCAGTTTACACCACAATTTAGAGCTAAACTTTGGGACGGTAAAATACGTCTGTTTGATTTAAGAAAGCATCAAATATACAGAGGTTTGGTACCATACATAGCTAAGTTCTGCGAAGAAAGAAACTATGAATGTGAGTATGATAACGAGATATATGATGAAGAGTTTTCAATCAAAGAAGCTCTAGATTTTATAAAGTCTCTAAATATACCGATAGAACCTAGAGACTATCAAATAGATGCATTTGTTCATGCTGTTCGTTCAAGACGTTCACTCTTGCTATCACCTACGGCCTCGGGCAAATCTCTCATCATATATCTTTTAACGAGGTATGCTAATGCGCCCAAGTCTCTTATTATTGTACCAACTATTTCTCTTGTTAGTCAGCTTGCCAGTGACTTTGCTGATTATGGTTTTGATGCCGATAAGCATGTACATAGAATCTTTGCAGGACAAGATAAGCAAACAGATAAAAGAATTACCGTCTCAACCTGGCAATCGTTATATAAACTTCCTAAAGAATATTTCGAACAATTTGAACTGGTCATAGGCGACGAAGCTCATCTCTTCAAGTCTAAAGAGATTTCGGAGCTTATGTGTAAAATGGTAAATGCTAAGTATCGCATAGGTACAACAGGCACACTAGATGGTACAAAGACACATAAGCTTGTATTAGAAGGTCTTTTCGGCTCAGTCAAGAAAGTTACTACAACCAAAGAGTTGATGGAGCTTGGTCATGTAGCAGACTTTAATATCAAGTGTCTTCTATTAAAGCACAATGATTCAATATGCCAAGCTATGAAGACAGCTACATATCAGCAAGAAATCGAGTATCTGGTACTAAATGAAAGTAGAAACAAGTTCATTTCTAATTTAACCTTGTCGCTCAAGGGCAACACACTGGTACTGTACCAGTACGTAGACAAGCACGGTAAGTTGCTATATGACAATATAAATAATTCAATCGGCGATAGAAAATGTTTCTTTGTCTATGGTAAAACTGAGGTTGAAATTAGAGAAGAAATTAGACACATAGTGGAGAAAGAGCAAGATGCAATAATTATTGCGTCATACGGCACCTTCAGCACTGGTATCAACATACGAAACCTTCACAACATTATCTTCGCATCCCCATCTAAGTCAAGAGTACGAAACCTTCAGAGTATCGGTCGTGGGCTTAGGAAGTCTGATACAAAAACTTCAGCCACTCTGTACGATATTGCTGACGACCTAAGTCATAAAAAAAGAGAAAACTTTACACTTAAACACTTTGCCGAGCGAATAAAGATTTACTCAGAAGAGAAGTTTGATTTCAAAATCTACAAGATAGAATTAAAAGGATAGAAAGTGATAAAGATGGAAGAACAGTATGTTAAATTTATTAGGCTCTCTACTGGAGAAGACCTTATTTCCGAGATCACTGAGATTAGTGAAACTGGTAAAGAACCTTACTACATGCTGCATAACCCTTATAAGGTCGTGTATCTTACAAGTTCAAAACCTGGTTTTTATTCTGTATCTCTCATGCAATGGGTTTTTCCAAAGATTTGTTCAAAGCAAGAGTTTAACATCTTTAAGAAAGACATTATAATGATATCAGATGTAAATGATGATCTTTGTGAATACTATTGGGATAGTATTGAACATTATGAAAATGATACATCTAACCATGAGTCTAAAGCAATTGAAGATGATTTGATATCAACAGGTGACATGATTGAATTTATCAAAGAATATCTAGCTAATACAAAAGGAACAATACACTAATGGCAGTTGATAAGAACAAGTATCTCGACTTCGATACAACTAATGACTTTGGATTTACATTCTCTAATGAACAGGACATTATTAATACTAACGTTGGTTATAATTCTCTACAAGAAGAGGTAGATGATCTTAAGCAAAGGTTAGCTGCTCTACAGAAGATGTTCTTGCCTTTACTACAGAACCTTGCTAAGGATCCAGATAAACCAATGATCAAGTGGCCTAATAGGAAAGAGGTAATAGATAAGCAGATAAACAGGTTAATGCAGATAACCAAGGTATAATCCAGATATTCATATCATGGCGGACATACCCTTTATAATCGATTGTCAACCCTTTGTCAAGAGGTCTTTTTATGGAAAAGAAGAAAGTGCATTACGTGAACAATCAACGCTTCTTCGAGGAGATTGTGAAGTATCGTAAAAAGTTGCAAGAGGCCAGAGATTCCGGTCTTGAAGACCCGAGAATACCTGATTATATAGGTGAGTGTATATGGAAGATAGCTGAGAAGCTCTCTACGAAACCTTGTTTTATAAACTACTCTTACCGAGACGAGATGATATCCGATGGTATAGAGAACTGTATTCTGTATTTCAAAGATTATGATCCTGTGAAAGGTCAAAATCCATTCGCATATTTCACACAAGTCATATACTACGCTTTCCTTAGACGTATATACAAAGAAGAAAGAAACCGTTACACGGTATATAAAAACTTCCAAGAAACACTGGTATCCGTATCTGATATGTCTTTGTTTACAGATTCAGATGATAACCATTTGATTCCTACCAAGATGTATGATAACATCAATGAGTTTATGGAAAAGTTTGAAAGAAAAGAACGTGAAAGAAAGATTAAGAGAAAGATTACCAAAGAAGGATTGAACAAGTTTTACGAGGAGAAGACAGATGAAGGACGAATCACACAACATTCCATTTCAGGTGCAGAACCTAATTGACAACATGCTTAGTAAGACCGAGAGAGATCATATTAGGGATAATTACCGAGTTCGTTTAGAGTCCATTCGTGATGCAATCGATTTGAGCTTGCGTAAGTATAAGAATGATGATATGATGCACTCTCACATCAAACGAAATAGGGCTTAAATTGACTAAAATTGCTCTTATTACAGATAC